GGAACAAACAAGCTTTAATAGAACGTAAAGCACAGTATACAGCTCAGGGTTTAGCTGACGTGTACTCTCAAGAGATGTTAAACATTCCTCTTGATGATGCTAACGGATTCTTTAAGAAGAGTGACTTTACACCACTTAAAGAAGAAGATAGAAAAAAGAATTTGAATTACTACATTGCTTGTGACTTAGCTATTTCACAAAGACAACATAGTGATTACAGTGTTTTTGCTGTGGCAGGGATGGACGAGAATCAGCACTTGCAGTGTGTGAACATCGTCCGTGACAGGATGGATGCGATGCAGATAGTAGAAACTATCCTTGCCCTCCAGCGAACGTACAAGCCTGAACTATTTGGAATTGAGGCAGGAACCATCCAGAAGTCTATCGGTCCGTACCTTAACGAAGCAATGATGCAGCAGGATACTTTTATCAACCTAGTCTTGCTCAAGCCTAGTGGTGATAAGTTAAGTCGTGCTAGATCAATGCAGGCTCGTATGAGGGCAGGAGCCGTAAAGTTTGACAATTCTGCTGATTGGTATCAAACGTTTGAAGATGAGCTACTTAGGTTTCCTAGAGATAGACATGACGATCAAGTTGACGCTTGGGCATATATCGGATTGTTACTCAATCAAATGCAAGTAGCAGCTACAGCAAACGAACTTGAGGATGAAGAGTACAGGCTTGCCCTACACGAATTTGGATATGACCAAGTTGGACGAAACGCTACAACAGGCTATTAATGAAAATAAACACTGAATTTAACCTTGACGATATTGTAGAACTGCCTAACATTGCAGAAGTGTTAGATGATCAGACTATCAATACTATTAGCTACAATGTCTGGAAAGGCTATCAGGCTGATAAAGAGTCACGTTCAGCGTGGGAGAAGCGTACCGAAGATGCTATGAAGCTTGCCTTGCAAGTTGCAGAAGCAAAGTCTTTTCCTTGGCCTGGTGCGTCTAACGTTAAGTTCCCTCTTATCACCATTGCTGCCTTGCAGTTCCATGCACGTAGCTACCCTGTATTAATCAATAGCGATACCCCTGTTCAGTGCCGTGTCTACGGTGATGACCCTACTGGTGCTAAAGAAGCTAGAGCTCATCGTGTGAGCCAGTTCATGTCTTACCAGATCCTAGAGCAAGATACCAACTGGGAAGCTGAGATGGATCGTGTCTTGATCTCCCAGCCTATTGTTGGTTGTGCGTTCAAGAAATCTTACTTTGATCCTATCCTCAAACACAACGTTTCCGAGAACATCCTTGCTAAGGATTTTGTCGTAAACTATTGGACTAAGCATTTAGACACGTCCCCACGTATTACCCACGTTCAGTACTTCTCCAAGAACGATATCTATGAGCGTGAGGCTCGTGGCCTGTTCTGTGAAATGAAAGACATTATGCCTGCCTCTGTTCCAGAGTCTAGCTTGATGCTGGCTCAGAACAAAGCACAGGGCATGACCATGCCAGAGTCTATTGATGACTCTACCCCATACGAGATTCTTGAGCAACACACTTTCATCGACTTTGATGGTGACGGCTATGCCGAGCCCTACATCGTCTGGATGCGTCGTGATACCAAACAAATTCTGCGTATTGTAGCTCGTTACTTTACTACTTCTATCGAAAGAGACGAAGATGGCAAAATCCTTAGAATCACTCCAGAAACCTATTTTACCAAGTTCCCATTCATTCCTTCCCCAGATGGAGGATTTTATGATCTCGGCTTTGGGGTACTACTTGGACCTCTTAACCAAAGTATCGATACAATCCTTAACCAACTTATCGACTGTGGAACAATGGCTAACACCGCAGGTGGATTCCTTTCAAGAGGAATCAAACTAAGAGGTGGTAACTACAATTTTGCCCCACTGGAGTGGAAACATGTCGATACCACTGGTGACGATCTCAGGAAAGGTATTGTTCCTCTCCCTGTTCGTGAACCTTCTCAAGTTCTTTATACTCTGCTTAATCTGCTTATTAATTACGGTGAGCGTATTGGTGGGTCTGTTGATATTCTTACAGGGCAAAACCCAGGTCAGAATACTGCTGCAGAAACTACTCGGACGATGGCAGAACAAGGAATGAAGATTTTCTCAGGTATCTTTAAACGTACCTACAGAAGTCTTAAAGATGAATTCCGTAAGCTATACCGTTTGAACCAGCTATACCTTGTAGGTATTGAAGATTACAACAGCGATACAGGTCAAAACTTTATCGATGCAGATGACTTCTCAGGTCCTGTATCTGATGTACGTCCTGCTGCTGATCCTAACATTGTATCTGATGTTCAGCGTGTACAACAAGCTCAAGCACTCCTACAACTTGCCTCTTCAACTCCTGGCATGAATATGTATGAAGTGCAGAAGAACTACCTCAAAGCAATGAAGGTAAACAATATTGATATGGTTCTTCCAGATCCAAAAGGTCCTAACGCTATTAAGCCAGGTCCTTCTGAGAAGATTCAGATAGAACAAATGAAGATGCAAACTAAGCAGGCTGATCAGCAGATGCAGTTTAAGCTTGCAATGATGAAGCTCATGAAAGATGTTGAAATCAATCAGGCTAAGATTCATAAGTTAGAAGCAGAAGCCATCCTTGCCGTTGAGCAAGCAGGTGGTGTACGTACAGGACAAGATATTGCAATGCTCGATGCACAGATTGGTGCAGCTAGAGCACACAACGAAGGAATTCAGACAGCTCTCAAGACCATGATGGACCTTGAGAAGCACATGACTGATATGAGTCAACCCCAACCAGAAGCTATGCCTAAAGAAGGGGATGTATCACCAGAGATGTAACAAGGAGGAAGTATGGCAGTCATAGTGACTGAAGAAGAGTTTTCAAGTTGGAGAGATAGTAGGGTTACAAGAGCGTTTATGGTAGCTCTGAAAAACGATAGAGAGTGGTTAAAGGAAATGTTGTTAGCAGGTACTGAAGATGATGCTGGTCTTCGTGGACGTGCAGCAGCAGTTACTCAAATCATTAATCTAACCTACGATGAGTTAATGGAATCAGTTAAGGAGCACAGAGATGTCTAACGTAAGTGGTATTACTCCAGTCTTTGACAGGGTGCTTATTAAGCCTCTAGAAGTTGAAGAGAAAACAGAAAGTGGAATCATTCTTTCTACTGGTGAAATGACCGATAGAGAACAGCTTGCAAACACCACAGGACAGATTGTTGCCTTAGGTGAAGAGGTTCCAGAAGGTGTTGTTTCAGTAGGTATGAAAGTAGGTTACGCCAAGTACGCTGGTTTAATGTACAAAGGTAAAGACAACAAAGATTACCGCATGATTAACTACGGTGATTTAGTGTGCAAATTAGACGATGACATGAAACTGATAGATCCGCATCTATTAAAAGGAAGAACACAATGAGTGAAGAACTGCAACAAGAAGTAGCACAGGAAGCTCCAGAAGCTCCTCAGTACGAGTCCGAAGCAAGGGCACAGGGCTGGGTAGCCAAAGAAGAGTTTCGTGGCTCTGAGGATGATTGGGTAGATGCTGAGACGTTTGTACGTCGTGGCAAAGAGATTATGCCAATCCTCCGCAAGAACAATGAGAAATTGCTTAAAGAATTAGGTGAAGCTAAAAAGGCTGCCGAAGAAGCACGTGAAGCTGCAAAAGAGTTTCGTGAGTTTCAAAAGCAACAGTTTGAGCGTAAAACCAAAGAACTTGAAAGCCAGCTAGAGCAACTGAAGCAAGCTAAGCGTGATGCAATTACGCAAGGTGATGGCGACAGAGCTATGGCGATTGACGATGCGATGGACGATTTAAAAGAACAACGCATTGAGGCTAAAGAAGAACTTAAAGCTGCTGAAGAGAAAGCTAAAGAAGTTCCACAGGTCACTGCTGATCCTGTCCTGAATGCTTGGATGGATAAGAATGACTGGTTTGGTAAAGATACAAGAATGACTGGTGTTGCTAATGGTTTAGGTGTTGAACTCCGTCGTGAGAACCCTGGCCTTAACGGACAAGCTTTCTTGGATAAACTAGACGCAGAACTTCAAGAAATGTTTCCAGAGAAATACGGTAAGAAACGTACACCTAACCCAATGGAAGGCTCCCCTAACGGAACAGCACGACCATCGGTAAGTTCAGGTAAGAAGTCTTACGGTAATTTACCTCCAGAAGCTAAAGCAGCTTGTGATAAATTTGTTAAGCAAGGTCTGATGACCAAAGAAGCTTATGTTGCAGAATATGATTGGGAATAAGGGAGAAAGAACATGACTGAGAACAAACGTGAAATTAAAGCTACACCAGAGTCTACTAAGGTAGAGCGTCCAAGTCGTAAGAGAGGCGTATTTAATGGGACTGTGGGCAAGCTGCAAGTAGGATCAACCATTGATGGTTATCACTTGCATATTTTCAATGACATGCCTGGACGCATCCAGCAAGCCACTGAAAACGGTTATGAATTCGTTCATCCCAACGAGGTAGGTGGTACTACGGAGAATGTTACATCACGTAATACCGACATAGGAGATAAGGTTCGATTCTTAGTAGGTGCAGGCGAAAAAGGTGAACCCATGTATGCTTATTTGATGAAAATCAAACAAGAATGGTGGGAAGAAGACCAAGCCGAACTACAAGCAAAGAACGATAAAACTGATGCTGCGATTAGACAAGGGAAAACGCCTGGTGCGGATTCTACTGGTTTTTACAACGCTGGCATTAAATACTAAAACTTTCTTAAAAGGAAAAACAAATGGCAAACGTAAATGCCGTAACAGGACTGTCGCCAGTAGGCACAGTTACTGGTGCACCCTTCAATGAGCAAGGCTACCTTTACGCTATCGCTAACGACGCTTCTAACACATACGCTATTGGCGATATTGTTAAGTCTGCTGTTGGTAACGATGCAAACGGTGTCGGTCTCGTAACTAAAGCTGGAGCAACTGATGTTCCTTTGGGCGTTATTGCTTCTATCCGTGTTGCTAACCCAGGCGTAAGCTTGCAAGGCACAAACATTGACTTAGGTAAATTGTACATTAGCTTGTCTTCTGGTTCATACACCTATGTTTATGTTATCACTGATCCAAACGTTGTATACCGTGTTCAGGCTAATGCTACTGCAAATGCTAAAATTGGTTCTACTGCTGTTCCAACAATCACTGCAGACCAGACTTCTACATTAAGCCAGTCTTCACCTTTCTCTGCTACATACGTAACTCCAGATAGCTCTGCTACTGCAGCTTCTATGTTCCAGATCGTTGGTCTCTACCAAGAGCCACAAAACGTTCCAGGTGCTTACAATGACGTATTGGTTGTGTTTAATAAGCATCAATACAAACAAGCCTTTGGTGCTTAATTAATAGGAGATATATAAAATGGCTGGTGTAATTACAACTGGTACACATCCCAAGGCCCTATGGCCTGGTATCAAAGCATGGTGGGGTCAGGTCTACGACGAGCATCCAGAAGAGTATATTCATCTCTTCGACAAAGATACTTCGATGCAGAACTACGAAGAAGAAGTTCAGTTAACAGGTTTTGGTTTAGCTCCTGTTAAGTCTGAAGGTCAAGGCGTTCAGTATGATTCAGAAGTTCAAGGTTTTGTAACACGTTATACCCACATTGCATACGCATTGGGTTATATCGTAACGAAAGAAGAACTCGATGACAACTTGTACGAGCAAGTTTCTAAGCGTCGTGCTGCTGCTTTGGCAATGTCTTTCCGTCAAACCAAAGAGAACGTTGCTGCTAACATTTATAACCGTGCTTTCAATTCTACCTATACTGGTGGTGACGGTGTATCTATGTGTGCAACTAATCACCCTAACACTTCTGGTGGCACTTTTGCCAATACCCCAACTGTGTCTGTTGACCTTTCCGAGACTTCCTTGGAAGATGCAACTATCGCAATCATGGGCTTCCAGAATGATCGTGGTCTCTTGATCAACGTCATGCCACGTAGCTTGATCGTTGCTCGTCAAGAATGGTACAATGCTAACCGCATTTTGAAATCAGTATTCCAATCAGGTACTGCTAATAACGACATCAACGTTCTGAAGGCAACTAATGCCATCCCAGAAGGTATCGTTATGAACCACTATTTGACAAGCCCACACGCTTGGTTCTTGCGTACTAACGTTAAGAATGGTTTACAGTATTTCGAGCGTACCGCAATTAGCTTTGACATGGATAATGATTTTGATACCATGAATGCTAAAGCTAAAGGCTACGAGCGTTACAGTTTCGGTTGGACAGACCCACGTTGCATCTATGGCGTAAACGGTCCTTAATTAGTTCTTTACATTTGAACTAGTTTGTGTTATAATGGTCGGGATTGGAGTTCACAAGACTCCTTTCCCTTCCTCTCAAAGGAATAATATGGGCACAATTAAAACCCCAAGCGGTGCAGTAGTTAAGAATAAATCTTACATGTCTGCTCCTAAGCAAAAAGAAGTAAAGGGTCTAGGCAACACTCAAGCAGTTGAGAACAAAGAAGGTCAAGACTCTGGCGTTAAAAAGAAGCGTCTGCATGCAGTAGAAGCTTTGCATTATCCTAAGTAACAATTCACTTAATCCTAAACGTCTTAATTGACGTGAACCCATCACTTTTAGGAGATTTAAATGGGCACACCAACAAGATTTACCTATGGCGTAGCAACAGTTCCACGTGGCTATCCTCTTTCAAGCTATCCCCTTCCTGATCCTTTCAATAGCACAAGCGACACAGGTTTTGGCGTAGCTACTTATTCTAACGATTTCATGTCTGTTAATGCTGAAGACTTTACCATCTCTGGTTCAGGTTCTACATTGGCAGTCGCTTCTGGTTTAGGCGGTTTAGCTGTATTGACCCCAGGCGGTACTACTACAGCTACTTCAGCTTTTAAAGCAGGAACAGCTTTTGGTTTTGTAGCAGGTCAGAAATTATGGTACACAACTCGTTTGCAAGTTAGTGCAACTACTGGTGCTTTCACTGCAGGTCTGGCTTCTGCTGGTACTTCTGCAACTGATGGTTTGTATTTCTCTACTACTGGTACTACAGTTAACTTGGTATCACGTGTAGGTTCTACTTCTACTACTTTGGTATCTAGCGTAGCTACTTTGGCTGCTAATACACTAATCGAACTTGGTTTCCACTACAACAACACTGACTTGTTAGTTTATGTTAACAATCAGTTAGTTTCTCGTGTAACCTCACCAACCATCGGTGCTTCTGGTACAAACTTGACTAGTGCGTTGTTGTCTACAATCTTTACTGACACCCCAACTGCTACTGAAACAATGACCATTGACTACGTATTGGCTGCTGTCGAAGTTTCACGTTAATAGGGAGTAGCACATGACTACTACAATTCAAACGCCTATTCAGATATTAGAAGATGGCCCACGTAACGTCGTAATCAAATACGAAGGTACGTTGACTGCTACTGATACAGGTACGTATGTTATTGTTGACCCTGCTTCATTAAGTGATTTTGACATCAACGGTGTTAAAGCTAATCGTTTGCGTATTAATCGAGTCAACTACGACGTAGAAGACTTGTTAACCGTAAACATTCTATGGGAAGGTGCTTCTGCCAATACAGTGTTCTGGAACTTTGCAGGACGTGGTAAGGTAGACGCATGGCGTTATGGTGGTATCAATGATAACGCTGTAAACCCAACAGGAAGAATTTTAGCAACCTTTGATTATGAAGGCATTGCACAAACACTAACATTTACAATCGTTCTTGAGTTGGTTAAACAACATACATGATGCAAGCTAATCTTAACGCTAAGGAAATTCAACTAGTTGCTACCATCACTCGTGCTGACGGCACTGTGGAGGAACTTGGCGTTATAGATTACTACCATCAGAATCCAATCAAGAGACTTATCTGGAGAATTAAAAAATGGCTACATTATTAGTCAATACAGGTAGGGCTATTATTACCAACCGCCTAAACAGTGGCGGAACTATTCCTCAATATGTAGCATGGGGAACTGGTGCTGGTACTACTGGTGCTACTGATACAACATTATTTACTGAAGTAACTCCTCG